CATCACTTAATCCTTCGACTCGGTGCAGGGGCTACCGTCAAGAATACAGCACCTAACGCAATCAACGCACGACGAGTACCAACAGGCACAGTCGAGTTGAGTGGAACATAAGTGTCAGCGAAACCTTCAAAAATATTCAGCACAGATTCAAACGCTTTACGCACTTCTTGGGGTGCTTCCTGCACCGCTTCAACTACCGCTTCGGCTTCGTCGGGGCTGAGTTCGGTTGGGGTGATTTGGGTGAAGAGTTGTTCGGCTTGGTTGGGGGTGATGTTTTCTAGGACGGCTGGGCTGGTGATGAGGAGGGTGGCTTGGCTGGTGTCTAGGTCTTTAGCCAGTACTTCATCCACGATGGCTTCTATGGCCTCTGTGGACGCTTCTGAGAGGGCTTCTAGTGTGTCTAGTAGTTCTGTTTGGGTGAGCGGTTTTGGTTCGTCTGTGGGGGCTTGTAGCGTTGTGGTCACATCAGGTTCAGATGTGGTTACGGGAGGGACGGTTGATGTCGTTGTTGGTGGATTTGTTGAAGTTGTGCTGGTTGTTTGTAACGGAGGCGGGAGCGTTGTGGTGGGGGCTGGTTCTGGTTCCGTTGTGGTGGTTGTCGTTGTTGTTTCGGGAACAGTAGAGGTCGTTGCCGGTGGAACATAAACCGTCGTGGTCGTTGTTGGGGCAACATAGACCGTCGTGGTCGTTACTGGTGGAACATAAACCGTCGTGGTCGTTGTTGGGGCTACAGTCGTTGAGGTACTTGTCGTCGTTGAGCTAGTTGAGGTAACCGTTGAAACTGTTTCTTGGATTGTTGTTGACGTTTGTGGTGGTTCCGTTGTGGTTGATGGGACGGATGTTTGAGGAAGACTCGAAGTCGTAGAAGTTGTTTCTTGAACTGTCGTAGTAGTCGGGTTGGTGACAGGGACAGTCGTTGACGGGACAGTAGTAGTAGAGGTCGTCGGTGTTGTCGTGGATGAGGTTGAAGATGCCCATTCACCCAAGCCTAATGTCAGGTTAGTGATGGTGAGTAGACCTGGTTGGCAGCATGAATCAGTCGAGTATTGTCGGAACGCAAACACATCACCAGCCTCAACCGCAATCAGCCCTGATCCGGTTGCGCTGCTCTGATCCGTCAACTGAGTAACAACCCCATTCAGAACGATTTGAGGCGGGTCATACCAAGCACCATCATTCGTCTGATACGCCCATTGGAAACCAAGTTCATTAGTTCCCTCAGGGATGATGGCCTCAAGTTTCACCCAATGCGCCAACCCAGCACACGTACCACCATCAGCACCAACAAGCGTGAACCCGTCTTGAATTAGTTCAACCGACCCACCCTCAACAGCAAGACAAGACTTAGAAAACTCCCAAACACCAAAAGCATGAGCCTCAGCCGATGATGCTGTAACTAGAAAACCAAGAAGCGCAGGAACAAGGACTAGCCAGCGACTACGGTTCAGGGACTTCAGGCGCAACGAAGGAATCCGAATCCTCGTCATATGTGTAACCTATGCCAGCATAAGCTCCACGAAAATTGTTGTTGTAAGAAGTTTGCAACCAAGTTCCTTCAATACCAAGTGAAGCGATGAATGCTTGACCTACCGCCTCTGATTCAGGGAACTCCAAACCACCACAATCAGCATTTGAAACAACAATGATTTTTTCAATCTCGTTATTGACAACTAAAGCAAAATGAGCCATATCAGACCTTGAACCTCACATAGATAATTCCGCTTCCACCAGCTCCACCAGTTGCACCGCCACCACCACCGCCTCCAGTATTGGCTGTTCCTGCTGTTCCTGTTGCACCGTTTGACGCTGCACCGCCGCCACCTGTACCACCTGAACCGCTACTGCCGCTTTGTCGTTGGCCACCGCCGCCACCACCGCGTAGTGTTGTGCCTCCTGCTTGGCCTAGCCATGATGAGATGTCGTATCCTGCACCGCCGTTGCCTCCGACTGAGTTTGTGCCGTCTGCGCCTACGCCACCTGCACCGCCGCCGCCGCCTGCACCGCCACCAGGTGTGTTGACTGTTCCAGAGTTTCTGCCACCGTTGTTACCTTGACCAATAGCGAAAGCAACAAACGCTGTTGCAGTAGCGTCACCACCAGCACTACCACCTGGTCTTGCCACGCCTGCTGCACCGCCACGACCACCACCAACCGCCGCCGGGGATACTGTCGAGCCGACGGTTTGTGTACCGATGGTTGATGGGCTTCCGTCTGTGCTTGCAGCGCCACCTGCTCCAATTGTTACCGTGGCATTGGCTGTTAGATAGATCGTTCCGAACGCGATACCGCCGGCACCACCACCGCCACCGTTGAAGTCTGGGTTGAAGCCTGCACCGCCTGCACCGCCCGCCACTAAAGCAACATCAAACAAACCTGATTTAGAAACTGTCAGCGTTGAAGATGATGTAAAAGTTAAAAGAGTGTAAGCAGTACCAGCAACGGTGATACTCGAAGATGAACCACCAGTCGCAACACCATAACCAACACCTAATTCAACCCACGCTGAACCGTTATAAACCTGTAGTGATGTTGCAGTCGAATAGGCAACCATGCCGGCTGATGGGGTTGGGATGGCTGAGGCGCGGGCTGCGGTGCCTGCGAACACCATCACGGATTGATCCATGAGGTAACCGTTTACATCTGATGCGGTGAGTACGTCGCCAGGCGACCATTCTTTACGTCCAAGTCCAGCCATGATGCTCCTACTTTACACGCTCACCCAAGCCGTGCCGTTGTACACGACAAAACCTGTAGCAGTTGAATAGGAACACATACCCGCAGAAGGACTAGGAATTGCTGAACCTCGTTCAGCTGTACCAGCGAACACCATCACCATCTGATCCATCAGATAGCCATTGATATCTGCTGCGGTGAGCGTGTCTCCAGGCGACCATTCTTTTCTTCCAAGACCAGCCATAGTTCTACTTTAGCCTAAGCCCTTCGTATCATCATTCAACTCCGACCCAACAAAACTAGAAGTCAAACCCCAAGTGGCGGTACTCGTCGAAGCATCCGCAGTCCCACTCCAACCCTGACTGGTCAACGTGTACCCCGTATAGGTGTCAGCATAAGTACCATCAAAATAAGGAAGCAAAGTTGAAGACTGCTCAAACAATACTGCATCAACCAACCATTGACGAGCCGAACCTGGTGCATTAGAAATCTCTACACGGTAAACCATTGTTACCGTTGGGGTAGCACCACCAGTTGGTGTGTCAGCAAAAGACAACCGCACCCAACCATCAGTATCGGAAACAACTGTGGCAGAGGATACTTGCGCTGGGTTCTGTGTGCCGTCTGCACGATACTCACCTGTGCGAAGACGCAACGAAACTGACGGCTGTCCTGTTGGCACTTTCACCCACGCAGACAACATGTATGGTACGCCTGCTGTCACAGGCATACGATAAACAGCAGCGTTCATGCCCATTCCTGCGCTTGCAACCAAACCAGATACATCTACTTGTACGCTTGCGTTTCCAATATATGAGTCGCTGGTAATGCGAGAAATTGTTGTTCCAGCACCAACAAGTTGATATGTAGAAGTATTTACCTCAAAGTTTGGGTTTGTGAGAAGGTTGGTGCGTGTTGTTGTGGTGGTGTACCCGCCAACGATGAAGTAGGTGTAGATGCGTGAAGGGTTGGGGTAGAGGGTGACGATGTGGCGGTCTGGGGTGATGTCATGGCTGATTCCTTCGAGTGCCATGATTTGTGTGACTGTTGGTGGGGTTGAGTTCGGGAACGATTTGGTGACCGATATTTGTGAGCCGATGTCAAGCGATCCGATGGTGGTTCGTTGTGCATCGGTGAGACCGTTCATGATGACTTGGATACCACCAAACCAAAACGCAGGTACAGGACGGGTCAGGTATCCTGCGAGGTCTCCGGCATCGTCCAAGGTTTCCAGAAGGGTGACGACGAGTGGGGTTTCTTGTACACCGAACTCAGCTACGGATTCAGCAACGATAGCTTGAGCGTATTCAATGGTTGGTTGCAGGTTGTCTGTTGTTGGGATTGGTGGGGCAATAGCGACGTTGACTGTGTTGATTACTGATGGGTTCGTTGGGGTGAAGTCGTTAGGGCGTTGGTCGTTTGATGCAGCATAAAAGTCAGCAAGAATCGCAGCCAGTTCAGCCTCGTTAATCGTTACAACAAAATCACCATAGAACGACATGTCAGTTACTCACAATGTCGAACGTGGTGTATGGGATTGCGGTGCCACCAGCATCAGATAGATAGCCGTCAATGGCCTGCAATTTTCCTACAAGCCGTCTATCAAAATGGAAGTTACCTGAACCGTCCACCCAGATACGTCCCTGCTCAGATGTGTGAACACGCATGAGATATTCCATAACTGATGACGAAGCGTCAATCGGTGCGCTACCCAAGTTCGATACACCTTCCTCCAATACCCGTTGACCTGGTTTGCCGAACGCATTCACCGAAGTCAGCACCTTATCAATACGCACATCAGAGCGTTCTGGCACTACCGACCCAGCAGCAATCTTCGTGTTATTCAACCTGAACAACTCATCAGAACAGTTCACAGTCACAAGCGACCTGCTTGGATTCTCGATGCGCTGGTCATACTGCGTGATGATGCCTGTGAACAGATAAGTTCCGTTACGGCTGATTCGTACACCAGAGTTCAATTCAAACCCCAACCGTCCCTTAGCCGTATTCCAATAAGGCGAACCCTCATTCACCAGGCTGAACCGATAGTCCGAATCCTCAATCTGCAACGTCGCTGTTGAAGGCTGACCTGTAGGGTCACGGAACCTGTTCTGCCTGCCACGATTGATAGACACCTGCTTCACATAAGCAGTCACATCCTGCCAGTCAGTCGTACCCTCAAGAACATAAATTGTTGAATCCAACAAACCAGCCACAGATGAATCCAACACGAACGCATTAGTCGACGCACCATAATCCATCTCCACCGTATAGGTGCCACAGTTAGGAATCGCAACAGCCATCGTGCTACTTCGTTGTCACAGGAATCTTGCCGATACTCCGATTGTATTGTTGCAACGCCTCAACCACCTTCTGAGGCAAACCCTGCTCCGCAATCGCAGCATTGATATTGATCTGATACGTGTCATTCGGCCTTAACGCAAACCCACCCCCAGCCGTCACCGGCACCTGACTCGACACCCCAGCCATCGGATTAGGCATCCCACCCAACACCTTCGGATACTTCTCAATCAAATCAGCCGTAGCCTGCAACGATTTATTGAACTCATCCTGAGCGTCCTTCGTGCTAGTGACCGCATCCTCCCAAGCCTGAAACGCTGCCACCTGAGCATTAGTCGCCTCAGTAACATCAGCCAACGCCTGATCGTAAAGAATAGAACCAACCGTCGCACCATAAATAGTTTCATTCAACAACGTCTGCTGATCATTCAACTCCTTAGTCGAATCAACCTGCGAATCAATCGCATCCTTCACAGACAACTTCGCCTCAGCCAAACCCAACTCAGCACGACGAACATCCATCGGAGAAGACTCAGGGTCTTTACGAACATCAGCCAAATTCTTCTCAGCATCAGCCACCGAATAGATAGCCTCCTCAACCGCAAACGTCGCCCGCTCCTGAGCCCTCTGCGCCCTATCCAACTCCTTCTGCGCAGCAATAGCCTCCGGCGAACCAGCACCAAAACCACGCTCAATCTGAGCCAACCTAGCCTTAGCATTAGCCAAGTTCGTATTCGCATCAGTCAACGAAGCAAGCGACTTACTCTCAGCCTTCCCAGCCCTACTCAACCGATCCTGCAACGATTCTGTTTTCTTTAACTGGTCACTATATTCCTTAAGTTTGTCCGTAGCAGTCTTCAAAGTTTTTGAAACAGATTTACCGCCACCACCCAAAGATTCAGTCACACCTTCTATAGAACCTTTGAATCCAGTTTGCTGGTTGATCGTGTCACGAATACTCATTCGATACTGATTACCTGCAGTAGTTAAAGAATCAAATGATTTGGAAAGTTTCCCTGTGTCAATAAAATTGTCACCTAGTGCTTTGCCAATAGATTTTGCTGCTTCACCAAAGTTCCCCTTCAACGCATCCCAACCAGCTTTGATTACATAGAAGGCCTTGTAAGCGATATTGGCAAAGAAAGCAAAAGTTAGAGCAACACCTTTAAACACCTTGACGATTGTTTGACCTGCGCCACCTGATTCGTAAACAAGTTGTTTTAGCCCACCTGACAAACCTTTTTCGCCAACAACTTCGGTAATGCGCTGTATGGCTGGTGCAATATTCTTAACCAAGAACTCAGAGAATCGTTGTAGATATGGCAACAAGGCTGCACCGATGGTTTCTAAGATTTCCCCAAATTGACCTTGCAAAATCTTTAACTGTCCACCGAACGTGTTTGCAGCAGTTTCCGCAGCACCACCGAACTGGTCATTGAGTAAACCAACAACTTTTTCAAAGTCTTTGGACTTCTTGATGTTCTCATCAAGCGGGATACCAAGTTTAGATAACGCTGTGAACTGTCCTTGGCTGGCCTTAGCCAACGCCAACGAAACAGACGCAAGGTCTTTACCTGTGGCAGCAGAAATATCTTGAGCAGTATTCAACAAGCCTTGAGATTGTGCCAAGTCACCTGTTGCTCGAACCAAAGTTCCAAGCGATGCACGAAGATTTGTGTCCGACTCACCGGTACGCAACTGTGTTACCGAAATGTATCGTTCAGCAGAACGAGTCAACGCCTCATTAGCCCCAAATGTTTTCTCAAGCTGACGCTGCAACTCAGCCTGCGAAGCCTGGTCTTCCATTGCAGCCTTGACCGATTTGGTCAAGCCAACAGCGATAGCACCAAAGGCTGCGGTAGCCCCAACAGCCAAAGCACCAAACAAAGGTGAAGTCTTAGAGACCTGATTGCCAAAACCCTTGATGTCACCAGATAAAAGTTTTAGCCCTGCTTTGGCTGCAGCGGTATCCGAAATGAATTTAACAACGAACGTCCGCTCACCAGCCATGCGAAGATTCTACTCAATAACAGACAACCCATTCCGCAAAGCAACAAACTCATCCAACATCGCAGAATACAAAGCCTTCCCTGACAGACCATCCCAACGAGAAATATCTACAGGAGCATTCCACCAAGCCTCATCCAACACCTCTACACCAGCACGACGCTGACGAGGTTGACGCACTTGACGAGCGCGTGATGACACAGGATTTGATGCGATCTCAACATCCAACCTGAACGACGAATCCAACAATTCGCCATGACCCTCATGGAACTCGAATGGCTGATCGGGTGCGTGTTGAGGTAGATAGAAGATACGTGCAGGGTCTTTAGTCTGAGGGTCACCGACCAGCCCGATACGGTCATGCAATTCTTGCCACACCACACGCCACAACGAAGCAGGTACCTTCTCAGCCAACGGCAAAACAAGGTGATAGTGAGGATCATCCAACCGATGCGAATAAGTCGAATAAGCAAACCACTCCAAACCATTAAGTCGAGCATGGTCAAACGCTTCACCGTCCATGTCCACAACCAACGCCTCAACAAACCTGACATTACGGTTACCTCTGGTAGTACCAGCGTCATACTCAACCGGAGACCACAACGCACCCGCAGCCTTAACAGCGTTCTCCTCATGCAACGACAACAGCTCTTTCAACTGCTCCCAAGACGAAGCCAACGGCTTCGGATAAATTGACTTCACATTCTTGAACAGAACTGCCATAACCCCTCCTACCTAGAGGGTACAGGAAACCAGCCCGAAGTCAAGCCTTATCTTTTAGGTCATTCAAAACCCGTTGAATAGCATCCAAATATTGGGTAGCAATATTGCTCTTTTCCTTGCGGACAGTAGGCCAAAAGAAATACCCCGACCTGTACCGATGCCTCAAAAACTGTCTAGTAGAAGGACGAGCCTGACCACCAAACTCAGCACCAAAGAACACGTCACCCCTAGTCACCTTACGCTTCCGCTTACGGTTCGGATTAGAAGCAGACACAAACCCAGATTTATGATCCAACTTCACCGTAGGAACACGATCACGCCTAGCCCGCATACCCTTCATCACCTCAGTCGCCTGGCGAGAACGAGTCACAGTCGCAGCCTCAGCCTTAGCCTTATCAACCAACAACTGCGCAACAACCTGAGCGGATTTACGCATCTCAACGTCAAAGCGTTTGTCAGCCTTTGAAGCGTCGCGCAGAAACTCGTAGATACCTTGTATCTGAATTGCGTCATTACCGCCAGTAATACTGACTTGACCTGCTCTACCGAAAACTGCCATATAGCAAGACTACTTGTTTAGATGAATTGCTCTCCAACGCAAATAAGCAAACATCGTGAACAACATTCGAGGGTCTTCTGCCAGCAACACCGAAGGAGCGATACCTGTCTCAACAGACAGATACGCAATCATCCAATGGGCTGACTGATCTCCAAAGGGACGATCACAGCGTCAGCTTGGTTACCCAACTCCAATGCTTCAATCTCGTTAATCCATGAATCAAAATCTAAACCGGTGCGCTTCTGACGATGTTCAGAATGCCAAGCCAAGAAACCTAAATCGGTAAGAGTTAGTTCGGCTTCAAACTTTGCAACGCTCTTACTGAACTTCTGTTCAAAGGCGATGAAGTCTGGGAACGCAGCAATAATTGTGCGCTTTGATTGATCCAATGACGACGTTACTTCTAACGCTATTTTCATTTTTCCTCCGCAGGGTTAAGGTTTAACTAGAAAAGTTATGCGCCAGTACCGGTCTTAGTTACAGCACCATCGATTGGATAGGTAACCGATGCGGTAGCAAGATCGCCAACAGCACCAGCAACAGGAGTCCAAGTCAAAGGAAGCACATTGAATGCGTACTGTGGGTTTGTGCTTGAAGCAGCAGCAGTTCCGTTTGGCTTCACAGTCATTGGTACAGCAGTACCGTTAGCCCAAGCATCGTAGAACAACTTCTCAATCGTTGGGTAATCCTGATGCAAATCAAGAGTGATTGAGTTGTCTGCAAGACCTGCGATACGGGTAACCGCACCCGATGAACCGAATGAAGTTGTAGCGACCTCAGCCTTTGACAGGTTGAGCGTTACTGATGCAACGTATGAAGTGATGTCGGTTGCAGCTGTGCCGAAGGTGACCGCTACGTTAGTGAGAACTTGCTTTGCCATATTGGATACTCCTGCCTTCCGGCACTCGAAGATTTACTACTGAAACTCTACACGCTCGCAGGAATGTGTATCAACTAAGCGTACACCACCACACGGAAGTCAACCATCAAATAGGTCGCATCGTTGCC